CTATCATTGTCCCACTGGTTACTCAACACATCAATAGTTTCCTTGAATGTTGGGCTATTTTTAATGCTTTCAAGTGCTTCGTCTAGCTTGTACTCTTTGTCTGATACGTTGTAGTCATTAGGCGTGTACTTCACCTCTTCATCAGTATCAATATCGAGAGGATCTATTCCACTATCTTTTATTAGCTTGGAAATCGCTGCAGGGTTCTTCTTAGATATGTCGATTAAGTTGTTCAACTTACTAGCATCTAGTAAATCGTTCTTCTCAAGCATTTTAACTATCTTTAGATTAGGAGCTAGTGCTGCCATTTTCTTCTGGTAGTTAGCTCCCATCTTCATCAAAGACATTACGTCTTCAACAGATTCAACCTGCATCTCAGTGCCATTGGCTTTAAAAGGTGCAAAAATCTTCTCATATGCTCCTTGGAAGTCTACAGTAGGTGTTTCCTGGGTATCCCCGTCTGTGTCACTTACCTTGTCTTCTGTATCAAGAGACGCTGGCTCAGTACTTTTAGCTGCTGTTTCTTGCTCCGCTTGAGTATCCTCAAATGGTTGGCTGTCTTCAACTTCTATAGGTGCTGGCTCAGGTTGCTCCTGGGCGTTATCTTGAGCCTCAATCTCTTGAGACTCTACTTCAGTTTCAGAAGTCTGCTCTTCTGTTACTTCGGTATCTGTTTCAGCTGATGCTTCAACTTCTTCTGTAGCATCTGTCTGTAATTCATTATCTAGTTCTTCCTCAAGCACACTTAAGTCTTGGTTCATGAACTCCTCGTCTGTCATACCTAATGCATTATCTAAAGCCATTATAGTAAGCCCTCCTGGATGATCTCAGCCTTGGCTTCTTCATCTTCTGCTAATGCTAGCTCTGCTTGGTTACCTCTAGCTAAAGTACTGTCTAAGAACTTAGCTAATGAACCGATACCATAAATCATGTTATCAATTAATACTTGCTGTTCTTCAGATAAGCCAGCACTCTTAGCCATAACTAAGCGAGCAGCTTCTTCTTTAAAGTAATACTCAGTAATCACTTTCTTGAAGTCACGATTCTTCTGTAACTTCAGTAAGCTATTCTTAATATCAATAAAGTGCTTAGCCTCTGCCATGCTACTTTCTAGTTGTTCTAACTGTTCCTCATTTGTCATACTTTCCCTCGTTTAAGTATTAAAGTCCTGGATATGTTGTATTAGCTCCCTGCATCATACTATCCATCGCTTTATCATCTAAATTCGATAACCTATCGAACTCTTTCTTTTGCATCTCTTGTGCATGAGCTAACTTCATCTGTTCTTCTTTATTAGCATCAGGCACTCCTGATTCTTTGTTTACGAAGTCTAAATCATCTAGATCAGACTTACTATGCATACCTCTAGCTTTAGCCTGCTCAGTAGCAGTCTTAGCTTGCTTGAGACCCACATCAACTGAATTCTCTTGTGCTTTAGCTTGCTCATTAGCAATCTGAGCCTGGAGTAACTGTAACTCTAATTGAGCTTTCTGTTGCGCCATAGGATCAGGTTGTGGTTGATACTCAGCAATCTTCTTAGCTAGCTCAGGCATTTTACGTAACTTAGCAATATCAGACAAGACCATTTGTGACATCTCTGGAGGCATGTTATTACCCATAGTCTGTAACATAAATGATAATTCTTGTGCTTTCTCAGTATCAGCTTCAGCAGTAGAAATATTTAATTTAATATCGTAGTTACCACCTAAGTCTTCACGGCTAACAGCTACAAACTCTTCGTTAGTAATACGTATAATTTCCTCGTCACCTAAGAATTCAGCATTCATACTGATAATCTTACGGCCTATCTGATTAATACCGTTAGATAACCTACGTAGAATTCCTAACTCACGTTTAGATGTAGCATCTAGTGCGGATCTAATACCTGTTGCTGTTGTACCTAATGCTTGACCGCTAATACCAGAACTAAATGCTTTAACACCTGTAAGGCTCTCAGCTTCGTTATTCTGCAAGTTAAGCATGTTAAGTGCACTCTGAGGTATCTCAGGGTAAGTCTCCATGTGGAAGGCCTGCCTAGGGTCTACATTAGAGTTAAACTTAAAGTCTTCACCACGCTCAAACTTACGATAGTTAGCTACATCTAGAGCATCCTTACGGGTACCCATTTGACCATTAGCACTACGACCGATAACATCGATCATACCACGAGTAACAGCACCGATAATCTTCTGATTATCTTCAATTAATACACCATCAGGCTCACCATATACAGACTTACGTTTAGGTAAGTATTGTACAATAACAAAAGGTAACTTCTTGTCAGGGAACGGGTTCTCCTCCATTCTAATTAACGTATCACCGATCCATGTAGCTACGAAAGGTTCTACTTCACCTGTGTTGTTAATGTCCCAGAAACCCCAGTATTCATAAGCTACTAGTTTCTTACGTGGCTTATCCTTAAAAGTAAAGCTAGACTCATCATCTACATTATGGTCAGGTGTAGACAATACACTTGCACTGTCGTTATTAACTAAATCTAAATTCTTGTATCTGCCGTCTTTCTTTAGCTGAGACATAGACGTCTCGAAGCTATAGATAACAAACTCAGCTCTATCAATATCACCTTCACAAGTAGGGTCGATGATTACATTATTGTAGTTACACACTTCAATAGTAGGTTGATTCTTAATGATTTTAGTTTGCTCTTGCATCTCAGTACCTACTTGTACTTCTTGTACAGGTGGTAATCCTTGCTGTTGCATCATCATAGCTTGCTGAGGGTCTTGTACAGGTACTTGTTCCATAACAGGAACTTCGACCTCAATGACCTCTTCTTCGTACTCCCAACCTAACTTAGTAATGGCTGTGCCTTCATCAACACAAGTGCGAACATACTCATCAATAAATTTAGTCTTGTCTATCTTACAATTAATCTGGTAATTTAATACTTGACCATTTTGCTCAGCTGCTTGTTTATCTTCAAACGTAGCAGGAGCTGTATTGAATAAATCATCAGTAGATAGAAAAGGTTCACTAAGTGAAGCGTATCTCCATTCAGCTTGCTTACGTATAAGCTTAGGTACAATCTTAGAACGCCCAGCTTTAGTTTTTAGCTTCTGGCTACCATTCAATGCTTCTAACCAACGCTCTACGTCAATAGTATGTGATGTGTGTGCTGATTGCGCTTCAGTTAAGTCTTGTTTCAGGTCTTCGATTTTAGGTGGGTTATCCCACTCTACTAATGTATCGACCTCTGTAGCGTCAATATCTAAACCTGAAATATCTGTATCTGTCTTCATAGTGTATATCCTACCATATTACAGCCTTGTAAATGTTTTTTCGATTTTATCACATTAATTCTCCTGTTTAGTATGGATTAACTAATGTTAACTGTCATAGCTGCATAACCATTCCCCATACCACTTGCAAGACATATTGCTTTATTGTCCGTTATGTTAGTATCTTTTGAAATGAATTGCCCATCAGTTGAGGTTCTATTAGGTATTCCTGTAAGTGTGCCTCTACGTAGGTCTGTTAATAGCATGTCTAATTCAATTATTCCATGAGCTCCCATTGTGTGGCCTATTAAGGGTTTATAGCTTGTAGCTACAAAATCACTAAATACGCTCTTAATTGCATTAGCTTCTGCTAGGTTATTGCTTACTGTCCCTGTTCCATGTGTTTTTATAATATGGTAACCTTCTGTATCGATGCCCGCTAATGCTTTTTTGTACCCTTCTCCAGATTCTGATTGCCCAATTGCACTATTATGCTTTTCCGCAGTAATATTTATCTGATTAATAGTAGCAACTCCTGAGTCATTATTATCTAACAGCATTATTCCTGCTCCGTGACCAACTCTAAATCCTGTATTAGTGTCATCAAAGGCGCTTGGTAATTTGCCCTTAGCTTCATCATCTAGCCCTATATGTCCACCATACTTACCAAAAAACTCAATTAAGTCACTGCTAGTAGCGTCTTCAACAGCAACAATTAATACTCTGTCTAGCATATCTGCATCTAACAAAGCTCTAGCTAAGAACGTAGCATTATAGACCGATATACACGCTGTACTGTCCGTAGATATGTAATCGGTATACCCTATGCTCTGCGCTAATCTACCTGCGTATATATTAGTGGTAGCTAAAGCTAAAGGTTTAAATACAGCAAAGTTAACTGGGTTTTTCCTATTAAGCTCATACACTGACCAGTAGGTATTCCCAGATGCTAATATCAACCCTGATCTACCTGTGCTTGAATACTCTTTTAACTTCTCAATATTTTGCTGAATAACTTGTTCTACTAGCAGGTGTGGGACTATAGCGTAACCTGATTTCACCTTTTTGTGTTCAGTAGTTATTACTGCGTGCACATTAGAAGGGTAATTGTTATTAGACAGTGGAGTAACCTGCTGCGAACTGATGGAGTCTATTAAAGCTACGTTCATAAAGGCTTCCATATCATTAAAGGTATTATAGCTACATCAGCTAGAGTTGCTCCTACTCCCCACCAAAACCATTTCCTGTCTAACTGCTTATAATCACTCCCTTTTTTAAGGACTAAGTTTATACGTTGTGCAGTAAGAAACTGAATAGAAATAACCCAGAGCACTAAAGATACTATCCATAGTAGTATAGCTAGCATAATGAATAAAGAGGTAAATGCGTAAACAGGATGAAGAGCTACTAAAGCTATTCCAGATAACAATGCTAGTGTCCCGAAGCCTGAGATGAATAACCAGTCAGTACTCCTAGTTAGCCTATTACTGAATAACCTAACAGTACTACCGTAACTTTCTGACTTATATTTCCACCACCCTGTAACAAAGATATTTCCAATGAATAGTGCTGTTGCTAAAATATGTATTGTTTTTACTGCAAAGTAATAATCTGATGCGCTCATCTTAATGTTGCATTATCATTGAAAAACGTATGCATGTCTTGAACTGTACAATTATTAGCTATCATAGGGCCTAGCTCGCCCATGGTCTCCTCGTCAATATTAATCTTATCTTCCATGTGCATGAACACAATACTCCAATCTAGACTGTCTAAACCAATACTTATTAACGTATCTTCTGCTTGTGTGCATAAATTTGCAGTATTGATATCCATTACCGATTCTGTAACAGCCCAATTTAATATTTCTAGTGACTCATCAAGTGTCATAGTTATTCCTCGTCAGTTTTAAAGGAATTGCATTAACTTCCCTTGGATTAGATAATTCTGTGTAAGGGATCAAACAATTATCAACTAATACTAATTGTTGTAAGCGTGCTGGAGACACTGTTAAACTAGCCCATTCGTTCACTGGTGACATACTTACTTCACCTGAAACTAAGTTAACCCAGAAAGGTGTTACTTGTCCAGGGTGTAATTCTACACCATCAAATTCAAATTCTTCAAACGGATCTCTTAGTGACATACCCTTTCCCTTTGTCTGTAAAACGTATACCTAGTAATGAGTATTCTTCGATAACTTCATCGTCTATGTGAACTTTAAAATTATAAGGCTCAGCAAAAAATGAAAAGTTACCACTACTAGGGTCATATAGTGCAAACAATTCCTCAAAAGTAAACACAACAGACGTGTTAGGTATATTGTAACTTATTACTTCAGCCTGTGCTTTAAATTTCACTCTAGCTAATACAGGGTACTCAGGATTAGGCTCTGTAACTAAAGTCATCATACCCCCTGATGTATTCTCAACATGTTCTGCTGTAAAAGTTGAAGAAGTGACCCAGTCTAATTGTTCACCTGCAATGACAGCTCTATATCCTTTAATATACGCTTTCATACCTTCACGAAATAGGCCTTCCATTGCTGCCCTAGATACACCTGTTTTATACCCATAAATGCCCGCAGCACAGTGTAAGGCACCCAGGAAACCGTTGTGTCCCCTGCGTGTTTTAGATGAAGAAAATGGAGGATATAGTAGAGCTCTATTCTCGTAGTCTGAAACTGTAATATCTATCAACTCTGAATCACTGTACATTATTAAAAGCCTCTTTAATGAACTCTAAATTAATAGATAAAGTACTGTCATCAACTAAAAAAGTACGCTTCTGTACATCACGGTA